CCAGAGGCAGAGCTGCTTCCAGAGGACGTGGCCATGATGATGGCGCTGTTTAAGATTGGCCGCATCGCCGGTAATCCGACGCATTATGACAACTATGTTGATCTCGCTGGTTACACGGCACTCGCAGGCGAAATATCAATGCAGGAATAGTCCCGCTATATCATCGTCTTCGGCCTGTTGAGTGAAATCTTCGGGCCGAAGCGTAATTGTAATTTTGTTTATTTCAGACGCACTGACAATGCGCAGCAGGCCAACCCTTATGGCCACAAGAACAAAAATGTCAGCATCGCTGCCACCACGGTTAAATCTATAGCTTCCATACTGTGAAATCACTCCAGCAGTCTTTACTTCAACGCGCAGCACACGATTGCATGGCAGCGTGGCGTGCAGATCACAGGTGCCGTCTATGTGCGAAACCTGAAGGCCAGCCATTTGCAGCTTGTAGGCCGCGTAAAACTCGCCAGCTCGACCAAGGCTGGTATCGACGCGGCCCTTTGCTCCAACTTTCTTGGCCGATGTGAGATTTACAGATTGCGCCACGGATCAAACTACCTTAACCATGAAAGTCCGACACAGAAGGCTGTAACGAAAGATGGCTTGCCGCGCTGGCCATTGATGAGGCAACCCTTATCGCTAGATGATTTGCGCACACGCTATCTCTTGTTTTAGCTAGAATTTTGACCCAAATGGCAGGCTTGGGGCCGGGTGCCTGCCAAAATCAAACCACTAGCTCGAAATGCGGCCCGTCAATAAACGGCCTACGACCCTGTGATCTGCGCAAGTCCACGTAGCTATTCATGGCCTCTTCCATCGTGCCATCCCAGTCTCTGATGTCATCAATGTGCCATGCAGCACCCCAGCGCAGCGGAACACCCAAGTCGATGGCCGCTGCCTTCATCGCATCAGCCAGGTCATCGTACAGATTTAACTCCCACGACCCACGCGAACCGACATATGCCATAAGATCCACTGCGTTGCCGCCAATGTGCTTTGACTTCATTGTCTTGCTGGCACCCTTGGCGACCAGCTCGCGCTGCTCTTCAATGGTGCGTAGCCCACATATAACGCCAAAGTCTGTTTTGGTCATGCCAATGGCTGACTTCACAACAGCAACCAATCGCTCGTCTACACCCTCAAGTTTACCAAGGCTGCGGTTGGATAATTTAAAGCTCATTTCTTTTTCCGATCCATAAAGCCTTCGGCCGCACCTGCGCCAAAGTAGAAGCCAAGAATGACAATCATCGACCAGCCAATCTGGAAGTCCTCAAGTACGCGCTGCACTTTATCTGCATCGGCCACGCGGTCCATCAAGGTGAACCCCAGAACCATTGCAAAACACGTCAGGTATGTTGCTGTGAATGAAAACGCGATCACGCGCTGGGCCAGCTTAAATGGAGCGTAAGCCTGCATGATGTCAACTTTGGCCTTGGTTTTTGCCGTGATTTCTTCTTCAGTCGAGGTGTGAAAGCTGTCGATCAAATCAATGCCTGATTTGATGACTTCACCTGATCCGAATATTTTACCGAGTATTCCCGCCATTTGTCTCTCCTATAGTGGTTTCCCTAGTTCGTCGATAGCATCCCACGTTGAGTCGAGGTCTGCCTTTAACTGTTTTAGCTTGTCGTCGATGCCATTTGTTATCAACTCGGCACGTTCGACTTTGCTGCGAAGGTCCAGCAGCGTCTTTTGCTGCTCAAGAATATTTACCATCTGAGTGCTAATCTGTGAGAGCTGCGCATTTAATCCAGATACGTTGTTGTCACCGATGGTTTGCTCCAAAGCACGGATGCGGGAGGTTGCGTCGAGAACTTCAGTGACAGATTCCTCCACTCCCCAGAAACGATTAACCACGTCGTACCCGTAATAAATGCCGCCACTAAGAGAGCCAAGCACAGGAAGGGCAGCAGCAAGATAAACTCCCTTAAACGTAAACCCGCCAACTTTAAGCTCCGTTTCATCCGCCATACGCTATGCCTGCGTTGTAGATGTCCTCTACAGTCTTGAAGTCACCGCCCAGAGCAGCACGCATAGTCAAAGTGCGGTAGGCCTTGTGGTTCTGGTTGGACATAAAGGTCATCACTAGGCTGTCGCTTGTAGCATTGTATGTCGCCGTTGCGGTCTGGTACACACGCACGTTGTTCGAATTGGCCCAGTTGTCTGCTGCCTCGGTCAGCTGAGTGTTGACCGAGGCAGCCAAGAAGCCAGCAGCCTCTTGAGCGTAGGTCTCAACGTCAGCCAGCGCAGTGTTGTACTCACTCACATCTGAACTTGTTATCGTCATGTCGGACGTGTTTAGCGTGGCCTGCAACTCTTGCCGCTCAGAAATAGTGTCCGCGTTCGCAGCCATGTCAGCCACCGCACTCACTGCCGCAAACGTAGTCGTCGCCGCAACCAGGCTATCAACGGCAACAGACAGGTTATCCAACGCCACCGCTGCGTTGTCCTTAAGCAGGTCGGCAGTGTTGTAGTATGATGCGCTCTGCACATCAGAGATGGCTGTATTGTATGCGCTCACCATTGTTGCGCTTAACTGCGCCCGCGTAACAGAGCCATCAGGTGCAATACCACCTTTGACTGCGTAGTAACTAGCCCCCGTCGCCAACGTCCGTGACAGCCTCACCTGATCCATCACCGCGTTTGCTGTTTTCTGTAGGTTCGTTATCGTCTGATCCGCTACGGCGGCGGAACTTGTCAGACAGAGAAGGCTGGCTGCGATTGCTTGTTTCAACATCAGGTAACTCCTTTCCGATCATAAGCAGGGTGTCCCAAAACACCTTATTTGATGCGTAACCTACCACAAAAACGCGAGGGTTAGAACGGTACTTTTCAAACGCATCCCTGCCGATCAATAAGCGGCCCGTTGCGATGTCATTGATAGGGCAGGGTGTATTGGCCAGCGCCATAGCTTTGAACACGCGAGCTTCAGAACACATCACTGAGATCCCTGAGACTTGCAGCCCTAATCCGCCGACAGCCTGCGGTGCGCCCATCAGGCGAGCATCTTTGCGGCGGTTGCAGTGGGCGTCTTGCTCCATCGTACCTTCAGCCATGCCAAACAGGCTCACCTGAAAACCCTTGCTGGACGGTATTAGGCAGCTATCGTTGCCGCCGCCACCCATCATGGTCGGTGCCATAGCCGTCGGCACGGGGTTGCCCATCGGACCTTGGCCACCGTTGTTGACGGTGCTGTTGGTGTTGTTGACGTTGTTACTGTCAACATTTGACTCGGCACCAATGTTGGTGTTCAGGTCTCCACTGATGTCTTGGGCGTGTACTGCGCTGGCTGTCAGTAGATACAGGCCGAACCATATGTGGCTAAATCTGGACACATGATCTCCCATGCAGCTTGCGTCTGGCCGATGTAGTGCAGCGTTTCCGCGTCCTTATTGCGCTGGCATAGCGGATCACTATTGCAGGCGGCTGTGTACGTCATAGGCTGGTTGACCGTTGTGCAGCCCGCAATAAGCAATATGGGGAGCAGGCGGATCATTTGTCAGACCTTTTTTCTATTACCATGCGTATTGCTTTTATATTCTCGTCAATTCGACCCAGCATCACAGCCTGCAATTGAGACGTTTTCTCAATCTCAATAATGCGAACCTCATGGCGAGCTATCTCGCGGGCGTTGGCCGATACCGATGCGTCGAGAGTTGACACATACCAAACAAGGCCAAGCGACTGCATGACAATGGTCACAATGACGGTGACTGGTACTGATTTTGATAGGTGCCAATTTTCGGTCATATCAGTAGCTACCTTCCCATACGCGAAGTGCGGAAAACTCATTAGACATAAGTTTGCGCTTCAGAACGTCTTTGACGGCTTCTGTATCATCCCATGATACACCAGCCTCTTTCAGCCAAACGCCCAGTAGGCCCATGCTGACATTGCCGACGTGCTTGTAGTCACTGCCGAACGCATTTTCCGTGGTTTCGCGTGCGTGCTTGGCATCCTCAAGCATCGGGGTTGCATCAAAAGTTTTCTTGATGAGGAGCATATCGTCCTCAAAGAAATACTTTTCATCAACTTTATTTGAAAGATTTGACGTTTGCATTGGACGGCTTCCGTACTGTTTTTGTTGCAGGTTTAGCGGCGACTTTGCGCTCCGGCTTAACTTCTTCCAAAACAGTCAAAATGTCAGGTCTGATCTTTGTAATCTTTGCGATCTCAGCGTCGCTCAGTACGACGGTCTCGCCCTTTTCAATACGGCCTTCGCTGCAATTCAGCTTCAGCGCGTTCACAATCACTTTTTTCATATCAGTCTCCGAGAATGGGTAAAGGGGGCGACCAGAGCCGCCCCCAATTTAACACAAATTAAGAAGTTGTGTTGTCGGCAATCATGCCGTTGGCTTTTTCGTTTTTCGCGCAAAGTGTAAGCTCAGTTACAACTTGGCGAGTTGTGTTGTCGCCAGTTTTTGCTAGTGCAACATTTTTGGTTGGACGCAATACTGCAACTTCCCACATGTTGTCCTGCATGATGAACACGTCGCGTGAACGGTTCTCGCGTGATGGCATGAACTCAACAGTACCCCAAGGTGTTACATAAACAGCCAGGGATTTGATGACGCGCTCGTCGCCAGCTTGTACTGCTGAACGCTGGTTGTTGTTACCAGTGAAGCCAAGAGCTTTGTTCATTTGGAAAGCAGACAAGTAAACTGTGTCTGGCTTGCCGCCCTCTTCCCAGATTGACTGCATAACGCCGTCAAACTTTGCTTGTGAAAACGCTGTCAAAGCAGTGGTCTCATCAGTACGTGCGTCTGTACCGTCGCCAGTAGCGTCTGCACCCTCATTCGCACCAAAGTCAGTGTTTGTGATCAACCAAGCTGGTGCGCCGGCAAGTTCACGAGCCGCTGAAGAAGAGCCAGCAACGCGAGCATTGTTGTCGAAAAGTGCTTTTTCGATGTCCAATTTTTGCTCTTTAGCGATTTTCAAAGTTTGGTATGCAACTTCTTTTGCACGACCAGCTTTGTCCAAACCTTCGTCTGTGTCTGGAACGACAACAGCGTTTTTGAAGATTTGTGTGTAGTTGCCCAAGCGAGTTGTTGCAGAGCGAGCTTCGCCAGCAGTCGCGTCGCCCTCAATGTGAGCATTCGCGGCAGATGCGCGAAGTGAGTCAGTCTGCCACTCAACCAATGTGTTCTTTGCAGAGGTCTTTTTGGCTTTTGAGTAGAACGGTGTTTCCTCTGGAGACACGTTGTAGATTACGTTGGACAAGTCCTCACGGATGCCTACGGAATCGTATGAGTCGAATGTGTTGGTTGGCTGTGCCATTTGTGTAGTCCTTTCAAAGACTTAGGAGTTAAAGATCAAGTTGACGGCATCGTCAATTGAACCAGTTTTCTGCAAGCGCGATTGCGCTTTAGTGCGAGTTGCCGCGTTACCGTCTTGCCTCTTTTTCGCGCCAGCCTTCACAACAGGTCGAGCCTTCTGGCCCTTCTGTTGAGCTTTGCCGCGATTAGCTTCGAGTTGACGCCACTTACGTGCATCATTCATTGCACGGATGTATCGGCTATCCGTTACACCTGACATTTCCTCTTCGCTAAACCCGTATGCCGCGCCCGTATCGACCAGTGCAGTTTTAATCTTTGGACCTTTAATTGGGTCCGCAATGTCAGGGATATACTGCTTCAGAATCTCGGCCTGCTCTTGGAGGTACGACTGTGAGGCCGCTTCCTGAACTTGCTGTTTCTGTTGCTGCATAAGCTGAATTTGCTGCATGTTTTGGTCGTATGCAACTTTCGCCTCATCGTACTTCAGCTTTTCCTCCATAAACCCGATTGGGTCTTGCTCGAAAAGCTCACGCGATGGTGGCGTTGGTTGCTGGATGCCGCCTTGCTGCATTTGCTGGTGCATTTGCAAGATTTGGTCACGTTGCTGTGCTACCGCTTTCGCGTGCTGCTCGATTTGCGCTTGGGCCTGAATGGTTTCCCGCTCAAACTCCTTACGTGCCTCTGCAACCTCCTGAAAACGCTTGTTAATTGCCGCTTGTCCCGCCGCAGATTGTTTTAACTGATCCAGTGTCCAATTTTCGTCTTTTCCGTCAACTTTGACGGGGATTAAATTGGTGTCTTGAGCTTCCACATCTACTAGGTCGTCGTCAATTTCTGCATCATCGTAATCGTCATCGGATGCTTCGATGTCATCTTCGTACTCATCAGTAACTTCAATCTCTTCGCCGGGACCGTCGTCTTCGGGTTCAGTGATTTCGTTTACTGCTTCACTCAGATTGTCTTCGCCACCAGTGGTTTCTGGGGCTGTGGATAGCAGGCTCTCAGCCGCTTGTTCTAGTGTAGTCGATTCCATCGGTACTACTTTCTCTGTTTGCGATCTAACAGTGTCTCTGCTGCAATTGCAGCGTCAAGGTTCACTTCGATCAAGTTAAGCGCACGAACCATTGCGTGCGCCTCCTCACGGGCGTGCATATCGTCCGCTTTACTGTCCATAAATACACCAATTTGTGCCTCACGAACAGATGCCATAAACCCCTTGAAGGCGAGGTCATTCTTTAGCCGCTTGGCTTCTTCAGCCTTGATGCGGATGTCTGTTTTATTGGCCATTAGTGAAACCCCTTATAGCCATACACGCTTAGGTGAATCAGGTGTAACACCATGTGATACATCAAGAGCCTCGACAGCATCACGCACAGTATCGCTAGATAGGCGGATGTTTACATGCCAACCGTCTAATGTAGTCATATCAGGGTACTCCATTCCTTCGTCATTTATGAGGGTAACGCCTGTAGGCTCATGCAAGACACCTACAACGTCGATAGCGTAGTCTGCTGTGTTACTTACAAACTCACCTTCTTCGTTGTAGAAGGCAGACAGCACTGAGGGAACAGACGCCTCAGATACCAGCTTGAGATAAAAGTCAGTCTTTGGTGCTTCTACTTCGTCTATCATGTTGATGCCTCCGTAATACCTACGTCACCTAAGTCATCTGACCACATACGGAACTGTCCGATTGTACCCATGAAAAGTTGTCCAAGCTCTAAGTCAATAGATGACAAGGCAGGTAGAGCCGTGGGGGTTGTGTTGGCTGTCAGGAGTGTACCCTCATGCGCACCGTTGATGAACGTAGAGCCATGACGACCAGCAAGGTTGAACGGCACGTTAGTGCCAGCAGAGTAGACGTTATTTGCTCCAACAACCGAATCATTGCCAGAGGAGGTAGCCTGTTGTAGAAACTGGGGTTGACCTGTTCTACTGCCTGACGTTGTAAACCTGTTATAGATAATGTTGTTGTTGTCAAGCCGCCAGCGCCACGGCAGGGCTGTGTTGGTACTACCACTATCAGCATACGTTATCTTGCCATCAATCTGGATAGACATGTTAGTGTTGTCATAAGGCAGGTTAGCCGCAGGGACTGTTAGTGTCTCAGCAGCACGAGTTACTGTAGAAGAGCCTGTTGGGATGTAGCTTGATGGGGTTGAGCCAGCTTCTAGCTGTGCGCCCCAAACATAAATAAACTTACCTTGAGTTAAACTTGAAGCACCCCAAGGGTTACTTGAGTAAGTATTGTCACTTCCCCCAGCACCGAAGAAAGAAATACCGCTTGTCGTGTTGGCAAGAACACACCTAAACCAGCCATTTCCTACAGACTCTATTGAAGCATCGCACTGTCGTGAATGTACAACAGTGCCACTTTCTAAGTCAAACACTCCGTAAGGCGAAGTACCACCTACGATACCTTCAATCCAACCATAAACCCCAGATGAACCTGCCTTCATAAAACAAGTCAAGGACATACCTGTACCTTGGGGGTTTGAATCGTAAAGACCAGTAGCACCAGCACCCCCTGCCCCTGTCAGCTTAGAGGCAGTTGAAGTGCCGTCTGGCGCAACATAGGATGTGTCTACTGTTGATGCAGATTTAGACCAAGCCGAGTTTGAGAAGTCACCACTGTGAACCTGCAAGTTAGTCCGAGCTTCACTCTCGTGGAGGATGCCTTCGTTAACCCAAGCAGAGCCATTGTAGATGTGATGACCACGACGAGAAAGGTAGACAGGAGTAGTTGTCGTTGGGACGTAGCTGCTAGCAGTGTCAGGGCTGGTTACCATGCCACCGAGGCCGCTGCGGAAGGAGTGGGGATAGGCGACTAGAACCCCAGACGCACCATCCCCTGTAAAGGACTGTGAGCCGAAGGAGATAGCTTGGGTCGTTTCCACTACCGAGAAAACTTCCTGGAACACAGTAGAGCTGGTTATTGAACACCTGTACCAACCATTACCCAAACTTGTTACTGTCGGCGATACGGAGCCAGTATCTAAAGACACACTCCCGTCTGACAGATTGATAATCGCATAGTGTTGGTTATTGGTAGCAACCGAGAAGAAGTTATAACCATCTGCTTTGAGGTCTATAGTTACTGTCGAAAGCATGCCATTAACAAGATTGCTGTTAACTTGGTTTTTATAGAGCCTGTGAAACCCACTAACAGTAGTCGGTGTTAGCTTAAAGGCTGTTGGGTTGCCCTCAAAGTCATTCTGACCAGTCGTTACTGTCAGGTCATTATTAGTCCAATTAGCATTAGTTAAGTCACCACTATGGGTCAGCAAGTTATGAGGACGCCACTTAAGCAAGCCATCACTATCAACCATAGTTGCATTAGTGGAAGCTGAGTGAGTTATAGCAGAAGCAAAAACAGTACTTTCTTCACCTTTTCTGTAATAGCTGTTCTTAAAGTCAAACACCAATGCAGGCTCAAAGCCTGACACTACATAAGCGCTAGTAGATAAACGCAATTGCGCCGTCAGGGACAGGCTCAGACCAATCTGCATAATGACCTCTTTTTAATATAGGGCGGCGATATTTGACGCGGTAGTTCCGGTCGCAAAAACACGCTTAACCGACACTGGCAGAATTGAGCCAGCGGCGACGCCAGTTAGAGTAACCGTTGAGCCAGCGGCAGTGATAACTTTTAAATTTCCCGCGCCGCCTATAAACAAGCCGCGTGTAGGGTCAATGTTAGCAGTGTCGCTGGTGGTAACAGACGCCATGTCATGCGCTGGCTCTGTTTTTCCGATATTAGCCATTGTCGTATCCTTTTAAAGTCCAGAAATATATAACACGAAGCCGCGTTTATGGCAATGAGGCCATGTCGCCGACCATGCGAACCTTATCTTGCTCGGCCTGCACTCTGGCTACGTCAACAGATGTGCCGTACTCGCCGTAAATCTTGGCCGCATCAACCAGCAAGTCTTGCGCCATTTGATCACGCTTGAGGTCATCGTCTGCCGCCGCTTTCTGCATGTCGAACTGCATTTTCATTTGGTCCGACTGCATCTTGCCCTGCACTTTCATTTGCTCTGCCTGCAAGAACGCTGCGTTTGGATCGGCTGGCTGGCCTTGTGCTTCTTGAGCCTGCTGCTGCATCTGCAACATTTGAGCCTCAATTTCAGGTGTGATTGGCGCAAAGTAGCGGTCAGCATTGCGGATACCTGTAGCCGCAAGTTGATCCGCAAGCGTGTTGCGAATGTTGGTCAAGCTGACCAAACCATTTTGCGGGCCATAGGTTTGATAAACCATAGTCTGCATTTGCAAAGCCTGCGCTAATGCCATCATCTTTTCTTCTTCACGGCCAGTGCCAAGTCCGACGTTGATAGTCACGTCAAAAGATGAATCCCACACCCGTGGGTCAACAGGGACAAACATGCCATTCATGCGCATCATCTGCTCTTCATCTACGTTCTTATTCATCAAACGCAGCATAATGCCAAACAAGTCACGCATACCGTCTGCAAGGTTGCGGACCATAACCTCGACTTGACCAGCAGCCGACTGCACAGTGGCCTGCACAGCCGCTTTGGTCGTGGACTGCATTGCGTCTGGGTCAAGGCCCATAGATGCTCTTGAGACGCCTGTTTTGGTCTCCACGAGGCTATCAAGGTAAGTTAATGCGCCAAGTGTCTGGCCCGCAGTAAATGGGACTGACAGCTCCTGCACAGCGCCGGGTTGACGCATACGGACGATTGCACCAATTTCATTATTCAGCACGTCATCAATATTAACTGCGCCTTCAACAATGCCCAAGCGTGGGTTATTTGTCATTGCTACGTTATCAAGGATAGAGCGCAGCACAGACGTTGCCGCGTCCTGATCATCCATAACGATTTCAGCAAGCGAACGACCATAGAACGTGTGAGGCTCTGGGTCGATTTCAAACTTGGCGAATGGGATTTCGTCGCACGGTTCAAAGTCCAACAATTCATACGCAGAGCCACCACATGTCAACTTATGCAAAACTGGTATGCCTGTGCCGTCTACGTCAATCCGCATGTAGGCTTCAGTGACAGTGACGTTCTTCATTGCCGGGTCTTGCTCGTCATTGTCTGACGTATCCATGTCATAGCCACGGCGCTCAAACACCTCGGCCTCTGTCATTTCAGAGCCGCTTTCCAAGCTATCTAGGTTCAATACATCGTCAGGGTCAAAGCCCATTGCGATCAAATCACCAGCACGCATTTCTGTGCGGTGAGCCACCAAATAAGCATCTTTAAGATTACGTGCATCGCGATCTACGAAAAACTCTTCAGGTGGAACGCTCTCAATGCAAAGCTCGCCCTTTTCTTGCTGGCGGCTAAGTTTGACGGTGTGAACAGGCATTTCAACTTCCATGCCCATTTCGTCAACCGACAATGACATTTCTGTGCTGTGTTCAATTACTGTCACTTCATCGTCGTCCACCAGATACGTGTATTCGTCATCTGACAGGTCTGAATATGTGTATATCTCAGCCTCTGGATAGGTCATCCAGTAGGCCTTCACGATACCCTGCTTTTTAATCAGGGCATCCTGAAAGGCGTCATTCATTACGCGATACCCGTTTAAGCGGGTAAACTCATGGTGCATAAACTCAGTGGCTTGTTCAGCCATTGCCACGTCCTCTGGGCCGTGCGGCACGTATTCAACGGGCTTGGCTGTGCTGAGAAATATGCGCATCAGGCTTGGCTTCACGGCACGCACGGTATCACGTACCTTTGTGGCTACAACCTTGCTGCGGCCATCCTCATAACCCAAGTCAACTTCGCCGTCGTAATAACGCTGGGCTTTGATGCGGTCTTGGCTGATCTCGCTCTCAACAAAGTCTACTGCGCTTGAAATTGCGTCTTGGACAATGCCCTCAACCTCGGTGCGTGATTTTGGTTTAAGTTCCATTATTGCTGGTCCTCTTTAAATTGACCGGGAAGTGTGGCAACCCTAGCCGCTACAGTTGGGTCAACTCTTGTCGTAGGTGAACCCATTGATATGGCCCGTTTTAAGTCTTGTATCTGGCTTCTAGCAATTGCGCCAGACAAAGGTTTTGCGAGTATCGTCCCCGCGCCTACAGCCATCAGTCCGGGGCTTCCCATTGCAACAGCGCCATAGCCCAAACCTACGTTTGAAATTAAAGCAAGTGGAGTGTGGACTCCACCCTCACCTAGAGGCGAAAGATTGCCGAAACCCCGCAATACCTTCTCATCAATCGCGCCGGAAGCAATTGCCTGCATAGCCTTTACTTCACTTTCGCTGAAGTAACTCAGCTTGCTTGGGCTTTCGAGTACATCCTCTATCGCCTTAACGTAAGATGACGCGCCTTTAAGTTTGCTTCCGCTCAGTATATCTTCAAAAATTTCGAGCTTTGCCGTTCTCATACTAGCTAGCCGTGCAGTCTCAAGTATTGGAGAGCCTACCGCTTTAGCATTGATCAGGTCGTCTATGTTTTTGACCATTCCTGAAATTCTAGGGTCAAATTGAGAACCGCCCTTTTTGGCGCTTCCACTTTTTGCTATCTCACGCAACTGCTGGCGCAAGTTATCCAATCCAATTAAGGACGTGCTTGTATTTTCGGTTCTTTCAAAAATTGCGTCCAGAGCTTTAGCGATGTGGTCATCAGCTTGAGGGTCATATCTTGCTCCTCCACCGCTACCAGACACGAGGTCTTCGTCAATTTTGTAGTAAAGGTCTTTTAAGTCTTTTTGACTAAAAACATCCCCAGTCTTGTCTGCCGCGGCATATGATACATCTTTCAGTACGCGCTGCGACTTCGCATTTTGGTTTGTAAAAGCATTTGCCAAAGCATTATCTACACCCGTGTTCCCCGTGTTCAGTTCTTTGGCAAGCTGCTTTGGCTTTATAAACGTATTATATGGCTTCCCCACAAGAGTATTTGCCGCTCTTGCTGCCACTGTGGGGCTTGCGATAGCACCTGCGATACGTGCAATTGATTCTAGTCCGGAACCTTCAGCGGCCTGACCTGCGGCTTCGCTGCCTGCGCCAGCTATTACAGCCGTAGACATTGCTTCCTTCGATAAGCCAGCTTTGTCTAGCGCGGTGCCAGCAGCAGCGCGACGACCACCAGCTTTTGCGCCTATTTTTGCCAGCTTTCCCGCAGCGCCAAGAGCGCCGCCGCCAGCAGCAAACTCACTTATAGTTCCTGCAAACTTTGCGGCCCTGCCTTCACCACGATAATCGAGTGCGCCTTCGGCTCCCAATTTATTTAGGCCCGACCTAATTCCTCCGCCCAGAAAAGTTGGACCAAATGGGTTTATCTTTTCACCCGCGTCAAATCCCGCCGCCTCTAGGCCCATCTGCCCCAAGCGCCCAACACCTTCTATTGCTAACTCAGGTAAATCTAGTATCCCGACAACGCCACGGCCAAGTCCGGAACCCACAGCGCGTGAAACGTCTTCTACCGCTCCCATGCCTTCTGCTTCTTGAGGTGCTGATAGCCCCATTTGAGACGCAATTTCATCAACCGTTGACTGTTGATCTTCTGAAGATAATGACAAAAAGCTATCGTCAACCTCTACGCGCTTACCTTCAATTTCAAGAATTGCCATTAGCCGCCACTCCCACCAATTACTTTATAAGTTACGCCAGTTTTGGTCTTTTGTGGGGAGACGTTGCTGCTTTCAGGAATTGCAGGCAAGTTACCAATAATGGCTTCAAATTCTTCATCTGAATACTCAGGAACTTCCTGACCCAATGCACGCTTACGGACTCTTTCAACAACAGAACGCAAGGCCTTCAAAGACTCTCGGTAAGCCTCTGGTCCTTGCTGTCGCTCAAGCCTTGCAATAGCTTTTGTCGCCGCCAAACCTTCTCGCTCAGTAATTTGACCGCCGCCTTTAAGTGTTTCAAACGCTTGAAGAAAGGCTTTTCCTTTCAACTGATCTATTTTTACAACAAGATCAGTTCCGTCTTGTGACAAAGCTGGAAGACGACCTTGGATCATCCCAGTAACACTCGGCAAAGACGGGTCTTTATAAATTTCATCAATCAGTGTTATCGCATCAAATGCACTATCTGCGTTTACAATTCGTTTGCGCTCTGTTTCAGCAAGTTTTGCGGCTCTTGCTTCTGGGTTTGACCCCTCAAGTGTTAAGACGGATGGCCTAAACTTGCCAGAGCCGGGAGCCGTTTCCTCCATTATATGCTGGCCCTCAGCGTCCTTCGCCCAAACAGAACCCTCTGGGGCTTTGCCGTATAAAGAACTATCTCCAGTGTTTACCGTAACCCCACCGCTCTTAATCGTAGAGAGAAACTGCTTTGCAGCCTCTGGGCCTTCTTCGGCAAGGATGCGCTGGTACTCGTTGTAGTTTTTTATGGCGGATGTGCTGGTGTCTTTACCTGCCGTGGTCATTACTTTAGCCGCATCGGAGCCGCTCATCATGCCCTGAGAAACAAGTCCAGCCAAATCCTCACGTCCATTTGCCATCAAAAACTCAGCAGTCTTATTCCGACGCGCAAGCTGTTTAGCCTCGGCAGCAGCCTCTTTTCGATCCTCACCGCGCTGCTTAATTCCGCCCTGCAATGATGCTATCATGCCCTTGTTTGGATTAAGTGTCATGCCTTCTAAGGCCATTGCCAAACGTGCGCGCTTGTCGGGGTCGGAAAATAACCCGCCGAGTAAACCTTTAGGTTTTTGTTCTGGCTGCATCATTGGCTGGCCTCCTGTAGACGTTGCCCCAGTGCCAAGGGCGTTGTTAAATTTGCTGACGTATCCAGAACCTGTTGTCCCCAAGACGTCGGACCGATTGGCACCCGCTGACTGAGGCCGACCCGTAAACCAAGCCGAAGCCGCGTCCTGCGGGTTGCCATACTTCGAAACATAAGAACCAAACTCGCCCTTAAACACAGCCTCCTGAGCCTCTGGGCTGTTTAAAAACTGATTTGGAGTTAATTTTTGACCAAGGTGCTTTTCAGTCCAAGTCGGGATATTAAAGTCCATCACTTGATACTTGCCGTATGCACGATTGCCTTTTTGAGTAGTCGGACCAACGGCGGAGTACCCACCGCTGCCCTGACTTTCAATTGAAGCAATTGCGTTAGCCCATGATGGATTCCAGTTCATTACGCGCCCATTCCAACTATAGCTGAAAGATAGTTAAGCAAACCCGGCTGAGAGCTTTGCGTCGTTGTGGACTGATTCGGCGTTGCGCCAAGAGCAGCAAGCGGTGCGCTTAGGGACTGCATTGGGGCGTTCGCATAGTTTGCAAATTGACCCTTTGCCGCGTCAATCAAAGCCTGCTGCATACCCTGCTGCAATAGACCTTGCTGAGATTGATCTTGCTGAATGGTTCGACCAGTGTTGAACGCCTGATTGCCAAGCTGACCCATCTGAGCAGCGCCGCCCAGTTGAATTCTTTGCTGGTTCTCTGCTGAGGTGAGTGCATTGTTGTAGCCTTGCTGCTGCAAGTTGCCGAACATCTGTGAACCCTGACGAGCAAACGCCTCGTTGGTTAGCGCATCTGCTACGCCGTGGCGTGACCCGCCAAACGCTCCGGCCTGAGTGGCCTGCGCGCCCGTCGTGTTAGCCGCCATTTGACGCTGGCGCTCAAGGTCGTTCAGCGCAGTACCCGTGACCATGCTCGTGTATGGGTTCATAAACGCACCCACGTTTGGCCCAGCCATTGCTGCCTGAGTACCCTGCATAGCCTGCTGCAATCCGCCAGCCGCTGCTTGATTTACGTTAAAGTTGCCTTGCGGTGCTAGCGGCTGATATGTGCCGCCAGTTGGCGCTCCGCTTGCTGGTGCGCCTGCAACTCCGCCTTTTCCGCCTGTTCCTAAGCCTACCATTACGCGGCCTCCTTTAATTCTTTAACCGCGTGGGTCTGTTACGTTGCTAAAAGTATCTCTGATTCTGTCAGAAAGGCTGCGCGTTGACGTTGGCCTTGATTGCGGCCGCATAGGCCCGCTCGTACCTGCGTTTCTGGACGCCTGCGCCATAGCGATTGCCTCGTCCATAGTTGATGAGCCACCGCCGCCGCCATAATTAGTAGTACCCAAGCCAACGCCTTGATACACAGGTGGCGGTGCTGACGCACGGCTACCTAGATTACCCGTTACTGGGTCAATATACAGGCTGTTGATGAAGTCGTACTGTCCGGGGCTACTAGCCTTCAAGGCCGCTAATGACTCATCATACATCGGTGCAGATGAGTAACCGCGAACGCCGCCCGCAAATTCTGTAGGCTCAGGCATACCGCCACGCAAATCTTGGTCGGACATGCCGCCGCCTGCAACACCGAACGCGCTTGCTGTGTCCGAAAGTCCACGAGCTGCTGCCAACTGCATTGGTGAGTACGCTGCAACATCTGGGCCTTCATAACGAATTGGGCCAATGTTAGCCACGTCACCAGCACGACTCAAATTGGCCCTTGCTGCGTCTTCAATGTACTGGGGTACAGTGACTTGTGAAGTTTGTGACCCGCCTTTTCCGCCTGACATTATTCAAAATCCTTAACATATGACGCATGCAGCGGCTTCCAGCCGTGTACCGCCAGTGGTTTCTTCCAGCCGAAGCGCCCAGTCATTGTTAGAGCCTTGCAGCCCTGCGCCTTCGCCCACTCTATTACACTCTCGTGCATTTCCATAATTTGATCCAGCTCGCCGCCACCCAAGAATACGTTAAGCACCTTCTTCTTCGGGTATATCACGATTTCAGTTACGATACACCCCCTTGGCGTAGGCCATAACTGCATCACACCTTTATGCAATCCCTCAACAATATCGTCAAAGTCATGGGTGCCGCCAGAGTATTCTAGTGCAGCCTCAATCCAAGGCTTGCATCGTTCGAGTTCGTTATCCATGTAGCCTCGTTATTGATAAAGTTGAAGCTGGCAAAGCAGGGCGGGGTGACGCCGCAGCCGTGTAGTTTAAGAAGCCGTGTGTGTTATCAACCATCCAATTTACCTCAAGGTAATCACCAGCGGCTAAAGTAAACACCTGCGTCCTTGACGTGACCATCGTTGCATTGTTTTGATGGAGTGCTGTTGTCATTGCGCTGTTGTCCACGTTGGTCCCGTTAATGCTTGGCCAGAAGTAAAAGTGAACCGTGCTGCCAGAAGTAGATGAAACCTGCGCTGAGAATGACAGCACGTACTGCCCACCCTCCTCAAAAACAATGCGAGACGCTGGTGTACCCAAGGTAATCCCGTGATTGTGCGACATCGCATCATACGTCAGCTTGTAGTCCGTATTGGCCGCAGCCGCCGTTGCATCTGCCGTAATGATGTAATCTGCGTGGCCATCCTCAAGTACAACCTGACGCCACACGCCATTTTTTGACACCACTGGATAGCCAGCAACTTCATCCCACAGCAAGATGCCGTTCTCAGACGGGTTGTCGCCAGTGGACTTTGTAAACAGCCGGGGAAGCTGTCGGGATAGGTAGCTGGAAAGCTGCCTGCCCCATTGCTTCCAGTCTGGGCCAAGTGGCGGAAGTACAGGGGCAGTCATTAGCGCTTACCCATCGGCTTTGCGTCAACACGCATTGTGCCGACTTTCCAGTGAGCCAACCTATCACCCTCAACCAACATTCGCATTTGGCGACCGCTGAACCTGACTGACGTTGGGTTATTTGGGTCATATGGCCCGTATGTGCGCTCAACGTCATTTGGATGAAAGCGCGTCTTAAACGACACATCAACGTCACCCTGAGACTGCTCATCAGGAATAAGCTGCGTAACGCTCATAACTTGATCCCCAGAACCAATTGAGATTGGCCCAGTTTCCGCAAAGATGCGCTCACCATCAACATTTAGCCCCACCTCATGTTCTTTAAGGTCAGATGCGGCTGTCGTCATAAACGGGTATTTGAATACACCGCGCTGAACGCCCGACGTGCGATCAAGCTCACCTATCAACCAGTGCTGCTCCTTGTAGTCGAATGCAACATATCTGTCGATTTCAAGGCTATCACCAGAGCAATAGAGCCACCACACCTCTCCGAATTGGCCATTGTTAAACGCCCAAATCTTGCTTTGCTGCGCAGTGTTCATATCGCTGAATACGTAGTCATGCACTTCACACGGAAGCTCATTCACTGAGTTGCCGTCAAACATGTAGAAGCCACGCTGACCCATCCAGAATACACCAACGTCCACGTCAGCCGCACAGCGCCGTGAAATAGCCCCGCAGGACGTGCCTACGCGCTCAAAGCCGTAAACGTATGGCGGGCCTTGGTAACGCGCTGTGTGGGCGTCTACGTCAGTCAGGATGAGCGTCTGACCCTTGGTGCGGGTCGCCAGCATAATTTGCCCAGAGGTTTGTAGCTCAATGTCGCCAGCTTCATTAGTCGCCGCAGCAGTCCACAGTGTGTTATTTTCTCTGTCGCACCAAGAAATCTTGCGAGGGTTGCCGCCAGAGCCAAGAGCAAAGATAAAGCGCTCTTCAGTTACGATAAGGCTTGAGTTGGACGTAGGCGCGTTGGCAATTACCGCTGCATTTGTGCCAGTGTTTAGCTGCCACTCAAGCAACCTGCCATCATCCGTATTGCAGGCAACAAGGTACTCGCCCCAGTTGTCTAAGCTCCACGTTGTTGCCTCTGAGTAGTTTCCGTAGTCAGGTCGCGGCTGTCCATAAAAACTAGTGCCGTAAAAGCCATAACCGTATCCAGTTTCAACTTCCGCATCTGCGCGACCAGTGGCCAAGTCAGATGGAGCAACGTCGTGAACCGTGTTTGATCCCGTCATCACACTCAGCTCAGTGTGCGATCCACCCGCAAGCCAAGCTGTACCGTCATTAGCCTCCCACGAGTGCATACCGCGTGTAGGCTCTGCGCTGAATCCGTTTTTACGAGCTTGCCAGCCGCCAATTGGACGCAAAGAGCCATCACGCCAACGAACCAAGCTACCATCTCGCCAACGGCCAGCAGCATCAAGGTCAGTGCCATTTCGGTAAAAACCGGCAGGGACTTTAAGTGGAATAAGTGCCATCATGTGCTTCCGTATATTGCGCCAAGTTCAAGTAGCTTTTACGCTGGTTTCGCTGGCCAATTTATTTGATTGGGGAAGCCAGCCTGCTGCGGCACGCTTAAAAGCCCCTGACGGTAATCTGACCATTCGCCCTGCTTGCCTACGCTCAGGTCAGCCCAACGCAAGGCGTTACCTGCAATAGCGTCTACCTCAAGTAAACGAGCATCTCGATCAGCACGCACCTTAACGGCAAGTGCTGCATCTAGCTCTGCCTGAGTAGGTGCAACGTAAGCTGTGAAGTTATTACCAATAAGAGCCATAACTTCATCGTTGTCGATGGTTGTGTCAGTATCAGCAAGATCTAGTGTGTAAGGTATCCAACCGTAGTCTGGGTGGTTAATCTCTACGTCCATACGAAGGTTGTCAGACTGTAGTGATGCCGCATTGCGGACTTGTGTGATTAAAATGTGCATTACGATATCCTTACAAAAATATTCACTGGGTTAATGCCGCTGTTGTTGCTTGTTCTACCCATAGCCCTCCAAGTGCCACTCGGTGTTCCACCTACACCGCCAGGGCTGTAAGCTTCGTAAAACTGATTGTACCCTACCCTAAACCCAGAGAACCTAAGGCCACTTCCTGCGTAAGTAGAGCCTTCTGTAATAGTACTTGAGCTAGTGGAACGAACTAACATAGCATAAGTGCCAACAGCGCCTGCAGACGTAGGTTGCGAGTAAGTGGATATGGCTGTTGAGTTTATGCCCGTAATGTGGCCATAAGTATCCAGCGTAATATCTTGGATCACGGTGTTGCCACTATTGTCTACGCTACCTTGAGATGACGTGTCAGAGTGGCTAACTGTGACCGACCCCCCTGAACCCCCGCCATCTAGCCCAGGACCTGCTGTCACGGCAGTAATTCTTGCATCTAGCTGCGTTTGAATGTTGCTTGTTACGCCGTCGACCCTGTTAAGCTCGGCAGTAGTCGCCGTTACGCCGTCCAGCAAATTCAGCTCATCGGTTGTCGCTGTCAGCCCGTCTAACTTGGCGACCTCAGCAGCGGTTACACTGCCTACTAGCGTATCAATCGCGTCAATTGCGTCGTTTACGGTTTGGCCCCAAGTATCCTCAGAGCCGCCGATGGTGGGCTTGGCCCAGCCTTGGTTTGTTGTGTTAGCCATCTATTCTTCCACCCAAATCGTTGTTGCCTTACCTGCGTCAACCCATGTTGAGCTTGCTTGGCCTTGTTCCGTCCAATTCGCTGAAGCCCCGCTAACGCCAACCCATGTTGAGCTTGCTTGGCCCTGCTCT